TCAAAACAGACCGGCAGGTTCGGCCTGAATGTCCCAGCTGAAGATCAAGACCTCCCTCGCGTCACTCCCCTTGCCACCACCGACCGTGTATTTGATGTCGGTGGTTTCCATGTGAAAGCCTGCAAACACCCTGCGGATATCTGGGTGGTCGTTTAGGCTGATGATCGCTTTGCCCCTGAGTTCGCCCAGGAGCTTGGCCATGGCTTCGTATTGCTCCAGCCCGAACGGGACACCATATCCCTCCGTCTGCCAGTACGGTGGGTCACAGTAGAACAATGTGTGTTCACGATCGTACTTCTTCATCACCTCTTGCCAGCCCAAGTGCTCTATATAAGTGCTGCTCAGCCGCAGGTGGGCGGCGGACAAGGCTTCCTCCAGACGTAGCAGGTTGAGCCCTGGTGGTGTCGTGGTAGCCGTTCCGTATGTCTGGCCATCGACGCGCCCCCCGAAGGCGGACTGCTGCAGGTAATAGAACCTGGCAGCCCGCTGGATATCGGTTAGGGTCTCTGGCCTGGTCATCTGCAACCACTTGAAGACCTGGCGGCTCGACAAGGCCCATTTGAACTGCCTGACAAACTCTTCCAAGTGATTTTGCACCACTCGATAGAGGTTGATCAGGTCACCGTTGACGTCGTTCAGCACCTCCACCTCTGCCGGTACAGGCCGGAGGAAGAACAATGCGGCGCCGCCTGCGAACGGTTCAACGTAGCAACTGTGTGCCGGAAACAGCGGGAAGATGCGGTCGGCGAGACGGCGTTTGCCGCCTATCCAGGGGATGATCGGTTGCGCAGACATGTTGCCTCCTGAAGGCTTGGGGCGCTCAACGGCGGTGTCAGGAGGCTCTCGGCCTTCAAGTGGTTGAGTGTCCGGCAACGCGGGCACTTGATCTGTAATTCTGTGAATCCGCACACGGCGGCGAGCTTTCGGCCGCAATGGCCACAACGTATTTCTTGCATCATCTGCAAAACCTTTGCGCTTCTGGTAGGCTCCCCGTCGCTCACGTGAGCGGGAGGGCCTTGGCTGGCTTGCAGGCTGGTTCTGCGAGTTGGCAGTTGGCTGAAGTGCTGTAACACCTTGGCCGACTGCCCTCCTTTCAACTTTGCATCTCTGCTTCAGTGCCGCAGAGCGCGAAATTCGCGCCCTAGTGTTCTCTTAGTCCACTCCCATATCACTTCAACCAGCCTGGGTTTTGAGGCCGATTATCAGTGGTCGGAAACCTCTGCAACTCCGGCCATTTACGCAGCTCGTTACGATAAGTCAGCAACTGGCCGTAGTGTTCGGTTGACAGAGTGGTAGCAACTCCCATTTCCAGTTCATCTCGATGGCGCATCACCAACGGATCAGTCTTGACCAGTTGCGCGTCACGCCAGACCCGCTCACGCGCCTTAAGCTGTTCATCGGATGGGCCAGGGCGCTCAGCAAGCTCTGGCCTTCCGCCTTGGCCCTTCACAACGATGAGGCCCGTCTCAATCCCCGCGAACAAGGCTTGACGCTCGTCCTGATCAACCTCGACAGCATCGGCTGGAATGACTTCGTTGTACTCAGGGCTAAACCAACCCGCTGACTCGTAGCAGTAAAAAAAGCGCATCTTCAATTACCCCATGCCAAGTAATACAGAGTCTGATTACCCGCGCCACTGGTGCTGGAAACGTCTTGAGTTAGAGTGATGACTGATTGAGATTTAAGACCCGCATACGCGCTGTAGTTACCATTGGTGTTCCATCCCGATACACCCATCCCTGCGATAGCCCCCCGGATATTGTTGAAGGAAATAGGCAGTGTCACGTCAGTAGTACCCTCGGGAGCTACCACTGCACTGCCGAACTGAATAATGAACCCTCCCGGCGTATCGGGAATACGAATGAAGTCATTTGCCAAAAAAACGCGCTTTGGAAATAGGGCCGCCAACAAGCTTTGAACAAACCGGGTGTTGGCGATTTGCTCATTGTTGGACCCCTCACCGAACAAAGGAGCGGTTGGGGCTTTCGGTTTGCCTGACAGCAAAGCGCTGTCCAGCGGTGCTTTTAGCGCGAGAGCACCAGCCAGCTTGGCGAGTGTGTTCAGAGCCTCGGATACTCCACCCTCTACAGCCGAGCGAATGCCCTTGGCATATTCCACGTTGGCAATCTGGTCGCTGTCGGCGTCAGCACCCGGTGTAGGTGCTTTTGGCTTTCCAGAAAGCAGAGGGCTCGCCAGCGGCGCTTTAGTTGAAAGCGCGTTCATTATGGTGGCTGCAAAATTAGGGTCGTTGCCAATCGCAGTCGCCAGTTCATTGAGGTCATTCAGTGCGCCCGGAGCAGCATTGACCAATGCAGCAATGGCGGCCTGCACAAATGCGGTATTCGCAATTTGCTCTGTATTCGTCCCAACAGTGGCGGTGGGGGCCCGTGGTGTTCCTGACAGGTCCGGACTAGCGAGAGGGGCATAAGTCTGTGGGCTGAAGTCCGCGTCGGTCCAAACCTTTCGATAGACTCCCGTGCCATCCTCAAGCACGCGCCGAACACCGAACCACTCGTTAGTAATGCCGCTGACCAGTTCAAACCCCTGTTTAAAGCCGGGATATTTGATATGCAGACCAGCGCCATAAGAAATGGCTGCTGGCTTGTCGGTGGTCTTGTCGGTCAGGATTACAAAACAGCTATCAGCCAAATCGGATACCTTTCCGAAGACCTCCGTAGCGCTTGAACGGACAGCATCAGTAATCCCAATACCGTCGAGAGTTGTCGGATTTTCTCCGCTTACAACCAACCCTTTGGCATTGGTAGTCACCTTGGTGTAGCTACCTGCAGCAAAGCCGCTGTCTGCAAGTGTCAGCGTTATCTCGGTGTCGGCGCTGCCGTCATATGAGCCGCTACCGCTGAGTGCCCCCTTGAACTTCAAGACCCTTGAGTTGGCTAATTGCGTGGCCTTACCCACAGAGGTCGTACCGCTGACAATTTTATCCAGCGCGGCTCTCAGCCAAGCAGTTCGATTACCTAGCTGCTCTGCTTGTTTGTTAGCAGTTCCGCCAGGGCCACCAATTACGCGATCAGAAGTCTCGATCTGATACGTGCCTTCTGAAAAATCTTCTGCTTCAGGCAAGTTAGCCATCAAACACTGCTCCCATGGTTATACAGCCCGTCGTAGCGAGCGGCGCCGTTGTAGCGGATGGCCACAGCTTGATATTCAAGCGAGGCAAGACGGCGCCCTGCGGGCGCGATGGAGGACAACATGCGGCGGATAAGGTCCGCCTGGTCATTGGTGATCGGGTCATTGAAGATCACGCGATAGGCAGCCCAAGCACGGGAGTCGCCATATACATAAAGCCCGTCGAAGGTGATGCTGCCGTCGTAAGTGCGTCCGCCGAGCCCTTCCTGCAGTTGGACCTCACCGAAACCCAGCAAGCGAATGATTTCCCGAATCGCCCAGGGCGTACCCTTGTAGCGATGCAGCTCGACCGCGTTTTTGATCAGGTTCCTGCGAGCATCCTCCGACTCAGCCAGCATCCAAACCGCCTCATCGAGCAGGCTGAACTGGTCGGCCAACACAGGCAGCAAGGGTGCCTTGACCAGGTCGACGAGGTAGACCAGCATCGGAGTCAGATCAATGCTGGCATGGCGCTCTGCAAGCATCTTGCATAGCAGCGCAAAGCGCTCATCACCTGCCAGGGCGGGCGGTAAAGTTAGGTCAGCCATCAACGGAGCCCGCATAAAGGATCTCTACGCCGGAGCAATCCGCCCATCCATGACGCTGCAGGTCCAGCGTGTTAGCCGGTAGCTCCAGAGCCGAGCGGTATACGCCCATGACTTGAAGTCTGGCGTTGAGCTGCTCAGGTACGATGTCGATGCCGAGCCCCACACGCAGCTCCTGGGCGTAAGTCTCGGCAGCCTTTTTCACCGCCGCCAGTGTCGGTTCCTTGTCGGCCCAGGAGTACAGGGTGATATACGATCTGATACGCCAGTCGATCCGGTCCGGCATCTGTACTCGTACCGTGTCACACAAAGGGCGTAGCTTTTCGCCACTCAGATAGCTTTCGACCTGTTCCAGGAGGTTCGCCGTGGGCATACCTGTTTCAGTCAGCGGGTGAATCGCAACCTCACCATCTGGCAGGCCGTCGTCGGGACCACGCACTGCCACATCAATTATGGACTGGTGAACTGACAGTGCGTGGTACCGGTAGGCACCGCGACTGCCTGCTGTGGTGTAAGCCTCAGGTGCAAGGATGATGCGCTCTTTGTAGTGATCATCAGACTCGTCCTCTACTCCGTCTGCAGGGACGGTGTCGTTGTTCGCGGCAAGCCCTGGGAAAGGCTGGCCGACCAGGGTGTTTATCTGGCCGATAGCCCAGCCATTACCAATCACGCCCACTGTTTCGCAGATAGCACGTACTTGCACGGACAGTGTTCCAGCCTTGATTACTGCGTCCTGACGAGTGAGGAAAGCCACGGCACCGTTCTGGGTGGTGATCCGGGTGCCTGTCGGGATCAAGCGATCCTGCGACTGAGCCTGCGATGCAACGAACAGGAAGGAGCAGACTGCGCCAACGGCCAACAGGCGTGGAGTACCAACCAGGTCGCCCAGGTAATCAAGGATTGGCCCACCGCTGAAGCGCACGAGGAGCTTCTCCCCAGCATTTTGGATCGCAGCCTTAATGCGGGTTTCCGAATAGGCCACCTGGTTAAGGAAAAGGCGCTCGATCTGGGCAGGAAACAGCGACTTGCCGGACTCCAGCTCGTAGCTGGCAATCAACTCGGCCTCAGTAGCCGCAGGGTCGATCTTGACGAATTCGGGTTTAGGCAGCTCGCGCATAAGGCACCTCGGTCAGCTGAGGTACACCGTCGGCCACTCGCCATTGCACTCGCAAGGTGACATGTTCGGCGTCGATGCTGACCTGTACCTGGACGACAGTAACGCGGGTTTCCCAACGGCGAATGGCATCGACGCCTTCACGCACCAGGTGCGGGGTGACTCGGTTTGTGGGCCAGTCGATATATAGGTGAAGATCGCTACCGAACTCAGGTCGGTGGGCGTCACTGCCCTTGGGCGTGGTGAGGATGATACGGATAGCCTGGTCAATGTCGCGCAGGCCCTCGACCACCTCGCCGGATGTACCGAGGGCGGGCTGCCAGTGAGCGGCGGTGATGCTGGTGTAGGGAGTGGGCGTCGTCATGAGCCCATGATGAGTAAATCAGCGACCCGTAGCTTTTAATCGAGTTTAAAGAGGCGCTCAGTTATAAAGGATCCACAAATAAATCCTCAATTCAGTGAGCCCTGTCCATGAGCCAACATTACCAACCAGCTATTTTCGAGGCTCCTAGCTTCAGTTGCCCACATTGCAGCGCCTACTCCTCAATGACATGGGAATATCTAACATCGGAGTCATACCCTACAAAGTTCACCATAAGGGCTGTATGTCAGGGTTGTGAGCTGTACAGCCTCTGGGTTTCGGAAACAGGCGAGGACGAAAGCCCATTTTCTGAGCTAAAAATGAACTATGTGCTTGCATATCCGAACATCTCAACTGCTCCAGCGGCTGAAGCAGATATGCCAGCAGATATAAAAGTGGACTACGAAGAGGCGCGGCAGGTGTTCAATCAATCACCTCGTGCCGCTGCTGCCTTACTACGGTTGTGCGTACAGAAACTGTGTCAGCGGCTTTTGCAAAAGGAGGGAAGTATTCACAGTCAGATAGGAGAGCTGGTTGATTTAGGGTTTCCCAAGCGGGCATTGACCGCATTTGACACGATTCGCGTTTTTGGAAACGAATCAGTACACCCAGGAACCGTTAACTTAAGCGAAGAACCAGAAGTCGCACTTTCGCTTTTCAGAATACTGAATATGGCAGTCCGCTATTGCATAACAGAGGAAATCGAGCTTCAGAAAATCCGTGACCTAACTCCTCCTGGGAAACGCAGATCCATTTAATGGCTATGGTTGCTGGAGTTTCCACCCACATCCATGATTACTCCTGTTGCCTTAATGTCACCATCAACCTGCAGGTTGCCATTCAACGTGACCTGCGGAATATTCAACGTCGCGGAAGGTGCCTTCACTACCACAGACCCGCCAGCTTCAACCGTGATGTTTCGTCCACACTTCACGAGCAATGCCCCCACACAATCCAGCGTCATGACCCCAGCTGCACGGTCGTAGGTTGAAACCGTCCCGTCACTAAAGCGGACATAATCAGTATCTTCGTCTACGACTGGCGGCGGCTCAGCAGTCGAGTAGATCCCGCCCAGGTACACACCACCAACACCATCGGCATCAAGCAGCACCGCGACCTGCTCCCCTAGTTCGGGCATCAGCGGACGGCGCTTTGTACCCTGCGTATTGCGCTGGGGCACGTGGAGCCAATAGCTCTCAATGCCATCACGGTCATCCAGGCGGACCCGCACGCGGCAGGATGGATAGTCCACGGCACTGACCTCACCGTATTCTGCTCAATGCCCATCAGGCCACCACTTCATGCTGCATGCCGTAGGTCGACAACGCCAGGTCAGGCTTGGTATTGGCCAGGGTCAGATTGATCAAGGGTGCCGAGATGCGGCAGACCTCTTTATCCACGGTATAACCAGAGCGGGTCACCCGGTGGTGTGATGCGGTGATCAAGTAGTTACCACCGAGCATGCCCGCCGCAACCAGAGTAACGACATTGCCGCTCACCAGGTCCGGTCGTCCAATGCAGCTCCAACTGCCGGTGGTGCGTTCCCTGTTGGTTTTGGCCAGCTCAGCTTTAGCCTTCGCTTTGGAGACTTCTGCCGAGGCGCTGCGCTTATGCTGCTTCTTCGTATCGGCACTGGTGGTGGTCTTGCTGGAGCTGCTGGGCACGGCTACGGTTTCTCCGTTTTCCATCTTGTAGGCGATCAACTGCTTTTTGGCCGGGTCTTTGTGCTTCACCTCGACGGCCTTAGGCACCACAGTGATCTGGTCACGCAGTCGGACACTGGCAAGGTCTTTTAACACCAGACTGGCCACCGACACGCCCTTGGCCAGGTCGCTGATTGCGTGGAACACCATGCGTCTGCCGGTCACCTTGAAGGCATAGTCGTACTCGCCAGCCAGGTTACGCAGGAAGGCCAAGTCCGACTCCTGTTGAGTCAGGCGATCCAGCTTGATCGGTTCGATACGACCTATAAGCTCCAGCCCTTGACGGGTGGCGATCTGCTTGGCGACAGCGTCCAGCGTCATGTTTTCGTAGGCTTTGTGCTCAGTGGTGCGCAGCGCTGTTTGAATGCCTGCGCCAAGGGCACGAATGCTGATGGTCGACGGTGGACAGTTCAATTCGACCTCATCTATTTCAAAGCTGCCCACCGCCCGCAACGGCTCGCCTTCCCAGCCTATGGACAGTTTCAGTGTATCGCCGTGCCCTGGGTACCAGGCGTCCCGCCATTTGCCCTCGGTATCCTCCAGTTCTACCTCCAGGCTGTCAGCTTCCCCCGTCAGGAAGTCGTCGTAGGTCAACGATAATAAGTGCTCGCTAACATCACGTGTGATATTGCGCTGCTGGTAGGTGAGTACAAAGCGTGCCTCGGGTACCAACTTGGGAATCAACGCATCCATGGTGGGAGATCCTCGGTCGACGTCACGGGTTCCAGCATAGGGATTGCCAGTGTCAATCCAGCTGGAAGCGCAGCGGTGATGGGCACATGGGCGTTTGCTTCGACAATGGGCAAATAGCGGTGAGCGTCACCGTAGTAGCGCCAGGCTAACTGATCCCAGCGCTCTCCCTCGGTGGTTACATGGGCGATAAACATCAGGCTCTCCGGGTCAGGACTTGAGCTGCCAGGCCTGCAAGGCGAGTGCTGGCGCTATTCAGGGTGGCCGCCGCCTGTCCAAGAGACTCGCGGGAGCTGGCGAAGCGGTCGGCGATGTTGCCCAGGTCAACCGGGTTGAGGCTGGATTGAGCGCCCATCACGCTCCCCAGCACGTTGTCGCTCAGCCGTGACAGATCGGCGCCGTCATCGAGCAGACCGGCAGCGCCCTTGAAGCCCTGGAGCGGCTCAATCGCCCGAGCGGTGATGCCGAGCAGTTGCGGCACCTGCCCAAGGATCATGGACGGGCTGCCGCTTTTGACGGAGTCGTACACGTTCATCCCCGCACGCAAGACGTTGCCCACCGTTTTCGCATGAGCAATAGCCATCTGTGTGGGGCTGGCTGGCGGAGTCAATTTAGAAATCAGCCCCGGCGATCCCATGGCTGCTGCAGCTGTTCCACTCAACGCAGGGTCAAGCAGTCCCGGTCGGAGTACGTTGCGGTTAAACGCTCCGGTGTACTCCTTCAGGCTGACCTGGACTGTTGCGGCGGCGATCTGGCCCACAGCAGTCCCACGTCGCATTGTGTTACTGATGTCGGTGATGACGTAGGCGCCCAAGTACTCGCCGCTGCCCATCACTAATGCCAGCGGCTCATGCTTGCTCTTGGCCTGACGCAGTGCCCGTAGCCGCTCCTCGGGATCACCCAGCATCGGATGCAAAACCATCGTAAGGTTGCAAGCGTCCAGGCCTTCGCCAATCCACTCCAGTAAGGGCTTGCCCTGGATACGAGCATGTTCCGCCCAGTCAGCGGTGCCGCTTTGCTCCAGGCCACTGATGCCGCCTGCAACGGTGAACTCAATGTCTCCCAGGATCGCGAACATCAGGCGAAGCCCTCATCAGGTGAGCCGTAGCTGCGGCGACGTTTATCGTGGTTGTAGCGCTCCATAAATTTGACCCAATCGGCATAACCTGCCTGCAGAGCCAGTCCTACCTGGTCGCGTACATCAGAACCACCGGGCACGTTGATCTGCGGAGAGAAGTGGTAAGTAGGCTGAACACTCGCACCAGGTGCAGTCCCTTGACCCGCTCCTGCAAAGCCTCCCATCATGCTCGCCCTGGACACATCAGCCGGGTTGGGCGGCAGCATGTCGACCTTAGACTGTGTTGCCATTCCCAAGGCGGCCCTGCGCACCAGGTCGGATTGCGAGGTGATGCCAATGGCGGCGCCTTCGCTGATGTTCGCCCCATACCCCATGAACACACGGCTGGGCGACTGGATGCCGAGGGTTTCGGTAAACCAGCCTTTCACCGAGGATCCGATGCCTACCACGCTATCCTTCAGCGCCCCGGCCATATTGCTGATGCCGCTGACCAGCCCTGTCACCAGCATGCCGCCGAACTCACTGAACTTGCCGGGTAGCTCAATCCCGAAGTAGCTCATCACGCCAGCAAAGGCGCGGTAGAACAGCCCGAGCGGAGAGAAGTCCAAGATCAAACTGGTGATGCCGGACAGTCCGCCGTTGAAGCCAGCTTTGATCTCGGTCCACAAGCCGCTGAAGAAGCCCTTTATGGGCTCCCAGTAGCGGTAAATCAAATAAGCTCCGAGGGCAATGCCGGTGATCAACAAGCCGATTGGGTTCATCAGCAAGGCTCGGCCCAACCAGAGGACGGCTTGCCCGGCGAGCTTCAAACCGAACAGCAATGTTCCGCCGAGGATCTTGCCCAGGAACAAACCACCACGCGCCACCATCATCAACGGTGCGCCGAGGGCCATAGTGACGCCACGCAAGAACAGGCCGCTGTACCGGGCAACTGTGAGCAAGCCGCTGCCAATACGGGTCAGGCCGCTGACCAGGGGCGCGAACTTGCCCATCTGCCACATGCCACGCAGCAAGGTCCATTTGGCAGATACCGTGGTGATGGTGGTGGACATGGCCACGAATGGCGACATCACCAGGTTGGCGCCGTAGGCGAGACCAATAAAGGCCAGTTTGCCCACAAGCAGACCGCCGACGAGGCCGACAACCCCCTTGATGATGCCGGGGTTTTCGGTTGCCCAAGTGGAGAACGATGCCATCAACGGCACCAGAGCCTTGGTAACATCTACCAAGGCAGGTAACAACGCATTACCTACCGAAATACCTATGTCTGAGAGATTGTTCCTTAAGCTTTTCAGCTGCTCTTTAGAGCTGCCCATTCGCTTATTCCAGTCCTCATCCAGTACACCTTTATCCGCAGCATCCTTACTACCAGCCTTGATACTGCCAAGGTCTTTTTGGTTTGCGAGGGCAGGACGAACAAACGAAAGCACCTGTTGATCAGCAAACAGTTCTCCGAGTTTGTAGGCTTCATCCAACCGAGCTAGGGCGACCTGCTTTTCCTGATCGTCCTTTAGATCAAGCGCCTTTCCATATTCTGCAGCAGCTGCGGGCGCTTTCTTTCCGAGATGTACCGTCAATATCTTGATCATTGCTTCAGCGGGTGAAAAACCTTCGCTGACTAAGTTTTTCATACTGCTTTTAAGATCAATGCCCGCCTTTTCAAAGGCCTTAATCGAGTCGGGGGCGGTTATCTTCGAAAGGAAGTTTTTGAAGTTGTTAGCGGCCTCATCATTCGTGCCTGCTCCACGCCGGGCTATTTGCAGTGACGCCCCGATTTCAGCAACAGCTCGTTCGCCTGTAACCCCCAGCGCAGCGAACTGAGGTGTCAACTGTGGCAACCATTTTGCCATGTCCGCAAGTTCAAACTGGCCGCTTTTTCCGGCAAACGCCAGCATGTTCATTGAACGCTCTAAGCCAGCGGCGCCAATACCCAGGTTATCGTTCAGTGCGATAGCTACAGAGCCGAGGTCGTCCATGCTGGCTCGGGTCGCGGTTGCGGTCTTGGCCATTACTGGAGCGTAATTTGCGAGTTCCTTTGCGTTTGATATGCCCCCCGCGATCAAGACGCCAGTCCCTTTGGCTACGTCAGTTTGAGTTTGATTCCACCTCAACGCAGCCCCACGCATTACATCGCTAAGGCGCTTTTCCTCAGCCTCGTCGAAGCCGCCTGTAATGGCGATGTCACGAGTCTGGTCTTGAAAATCGATAGCCGTACGCATCGACTGCACTACAGGTGCGCCCAGGGCAACCCCAGTACCGATGGTCTCCATCGCCTGGCCACGCAGATCCCCGCGTTTGTTCTTCAGCGTTTCGCCACGGGCAATACTGGTATTGAGGCGCTCCTGCTTGGTCTTGAGCTGCTCAATGATGCGGCCGACTTGGTCGTATTGTCGGCGAAGCCGCTCGACACCAGTACCGCCCCTGGCGATGGACGCCGCCAGTTCTGTGCCCATCAGCTTCTGTTTGGTGGTCAAGCCATCGGTAGCGCGGCCCAGCTGCTGCACAGTGGACTTAGCCGAGCCAAACGCGGCGTGCAGGCTGCCGGATACCACAGCACCAATCTTTAACCCGACCAGGACTTCATTCGCCATAATTTGCTACGCTGCAAGCATGTTTGAAAAAGCCGCTCTGCTCACCGCCAAAACCCTCTATGCACTGGCCATCGGCGTCGGTGTGATCTGGCTTGCCTGGCTCTGCCTGGCAAACCTGCCCGTGTGGGCGGCGGTACTGATGTTCTGCCTGGGCTTGCCGTTGCTGGCCCTGGCAGCCGCCCCTATTGCAGCGGGCGGCGCCTTGCTGGCGGGAGTGGTGGTTGGCCTGGTGGCGTTGATCAGCGGTTCATTTGCTCGGAAAGCTCAATCCGGCGGTTGATCTCCCGCTGACAGACATCAACCCAAAACCAGTACCGCTCCATCTCCAGCTCGTCGATCTCAGACGGCTGCATCCTCAGTACCAGTAGCAGCGCCTCGTCCCAGGAATGCAGCAATGTCTCGGCCATGGGACATTTCCCGCAACACCTCAGTGGCTGACTTGGAGTCAGCGATATCAAATTCCAGTAGGTCTTCCAGGGTGATGCCGAGCATCTTCGCGCAGAGCATGTCTTCCATGGCGCCTTCGTCCTTAGCTACCGCCTGGGCTGCACTAATGTCTTTGCGTTTGAGGCGTTTGATTGGCAAGGATTTGAGCTGATCGCCCGTGCCTGATTTGAATGGGTATTTGAGGGTGAAACTGATTTGGTCGGCCACGTTTGATACTCCAGGTTGATCGAATGATCGGTTGCTCTATGAGAGCCCTGAGTGTCGCTCCTGACCGAGGCGCTGGCTTTTAATCGGGTTTAAAGAGAGGATTCGGGCAACAGCAATAGCAGCGAATGGTGACCCTGATGGAAGACGAAGTAACAATTGAACACGAGGGCGTTGAGTATTCCGCGCCTTACATCGTGACAAGCGAAATGATTACGGTTTTTTTGCCCAATGGTGAGCAACGATCAACAGCGCTTACTGGGGGCATAGTCGAAGAAAGTGCTGCTCGTACTCACCTACGCGCGTACGTCAGAGGCATCACCAAAAAAACTGAGGGATAAACTATGTCGATGACGAATATCGAGCGCTTCAACGTTCTGGTCGGGGTTGTTTTTGCAAAACTCTACGAGACGTTCCCTGTTCCGGTGGAGTTGTCTGTTCAGGATTTCGCTGAACAGTTGGTGGATGACGACGAGCAGGTCGACGACAGCGAATTCATGAAGGGCGGATATGTTAAGTTTTTCACGTCGACCATTTCGTGGCTGGACTACCACGGATACCTCAGGAAAGGCAGCACGCTGAGCGGAGGTACAGTTCGGGACTGTGTTTTGACCGCAAGCACCTTGGAAATTCTCAACGCCATGCCTGCCAACCTAGAAATTAAAAGCCCGTCCTTGGGCGACCAATTGGTCAGTGCCACCAAGGACAGTGTCAAAGGAAAGGTCAAAGAGCTAGCCGGTGAGTTGTTGAGCAAGGCCGTAGTGTTTGGCGCAAAAGCCGCCATGGATTTCGCAAAGTCGTAGCTACGCCTGACCAATATTTTTTCGGAATTTAGAGAACTGATCCTCACCGCCAACGCGGAAGATATTGGACAGGTAGTCCAGCAGCACAATTTCTTCACCGTTCAGCAACTGGCGCACGTAAGTGGCCGAAAACGGTGTTTCAAATTTGCTCGGATCACGTGGCTTGTAGCTGCCCAGGGCATATTCCTTAAATGTCACCGTCATCAAAGTGACCAGCGGAATTTCATCTACCATGCCCGCGCTGTTGAACACCTGGACGTTCGAACGGCACTGCAACTGAACACTCTTGAACGGGGTGGCCAGCTTCTTCGCAGCGTCGTAATAAAGGCTGTTCCAGACGATTTTCCCTTCAAGTTTGTCGATGCCATCGGGCAACTCAATAAGGCCGACCAGGCCCAGCCCCTGGAAGTCCGACATCACGGACTTGACCGTACCTAGGTCAATCTCCTCGCACTTGGCGAAGAAGCTGTTGCCGTCCAGGTACACGTTCGCATTGGCGATCCGGTGCGCGCTAAAGCCTGCCATTTATTCGGCTCCCAGTTTGACCAGGTATTCCCCGGTGATTTCGGTTTCGAAGGTGCCGCGTTCAAAAGGCACCGGCACGGTGAGCTTGTAGTTGAGCAACAGGTTGCCCAGTTCGATCTGCGTTTGCGGGTTGCGTGTCGGGTCATACCAGCACTCGCCGCCGAGCAGGGCTTCGTCGCCGATCAGCTTGCGGAAGAACTGGTTGACGCTTTCAGTCAGGCTGTCGATCAGCGAGTTGGTGATCGGCATATCAACGAACTGCAATGAGCTATAGCGAATCGATTCGTCGGCCACGTCCTTGGTCCGGCGCACGTTTTCGAAGTTGCGCATATGGGTCACGGTGGGCCATGCCGCCGTTCGGTTGCCCCAGAGACGCAGGCCGGTACCGAACGAATTGAACACGGTCGTCACGCCGTTTTCATTGAGCAAGTTGACTTCGCTGTTTGCATCATCGACCCGTGCTGTCAGTGGTCGCTCCAGACCGATGACCCCAACCAGCTCCTGGTTGGAGCTGGACCACCAGTAGCCCTTGTCGTTATCGACCTTTGCCCGAAGCCCTGCGGCACGGATCGACAGAGGCTGCAGTCGGTCACTGTTGGTACGTGCGTTATAGACTTTCACGTGGGGATAACACAGGCGCGCTCGGTCGCTGCTGGTGTTGAAGTTGATCACGCCAAGTGGCCCGCGCCCCGCGATGACTTGCTGTACGGTGCTGCCGATGGGAGCATCAATGTAGGCAACGCCGCCCAGTTGTGTTGCAGAGGCGATCAGCTCCGCGCCCACTGAACTCAAAGTACTGAACCCTGGAGCGATGAAGACTTTGGGGAAGAAGCCAAACAAGTTGTAGCTGTCCGGGAACGCCTTCAGACCCGTGCGCCGACCGGCCAGGGTCACCGAACCGATGATATCAGCCGGAGTGACCTTGCTCGGGTCAGTATGGGTGTAGTCAGCCTTGACCTTGGCAGCGGCAGGAATGGCACCCGACGGCAACCGTGAGACGTGACCCACCATGAGGTCTACAGAGTAATCGGTATCAGGCACATAGGAGGTGGCGCCGTCTTCGGACTTCAACACCAGTGTTTGCAACGCACCGTGCTGCAGTTGCAGCAGGTCGTTGTCACCGAACTGGCGAGCCTGGCCTGCGACATTAGTGCGATGGATGGCCGGATCAAGCACGTTGACTACCAGCACAGTCCCGGCGCCGAACGCATGGATGCCTGCAAGCGCTTCAGCAATGCTGAAACCTTCCAGATCCGCACCAAACTGGGCGTCGTCCACTTCGGTCTGCGACAGCGTCAGCTCGTTGATCGGCCCAGTTGGCGCGGTACCGACCAAAGCGATGACCGCAGACTTGACCACGCGAATAGCCCGAGGGCCGCGTTCGACTTCGATAGTCTCGATGCCGTGTAGATAGTTAGCTGGCATTGGCTTTTGCTCCTTTCTTTTCGGCAGATGTCGTAGGCAGAAGCACCAGGTGCTTCAGCTCCAGCAGCACCAAGGTGTATTCGTGATCATCGGGCAGCTCAACCTGTTGGCCGGGTAACAGTTGCACCTCGAGCAGCTCACGCGATTCGCCAACGCGCAATGAGGCGCAGCTCTGGGGACCGGTGTAGCGGTATCGGGTCAATGTCATGGGAGTTCCTCGAAGCGGATTTTTCTAAGTGGCGGGCCGTCTTCAAGGCCCATACTTTGTAGTTGCACGGCGCGAGTGGCGATGCTCAGGCCGTATTGCCAAAGTCCCTGCACCTGGCCGATAAAGTTCTCGGCGGTTGGCCGACACGTCATGTCGCAGTGCGGCGGTTTCCAGCCAGTCAGGCATTCACGAATCCGGTCCAGGTAGCTGATCGCGCCGCTGGTGCCATGCAGCTGGCGAAACACCAGCGTCAGTTGAAAGCTCATGCTGCGCGCCTGGAACACCGCGTCAGTGGACTCCGAAGCCGCGAACGTTGATTTGCCATAGGCCACCAGGATCGCGCCACACGCATGGTTGAGTCGGTACTGGGCCGGGTTCTCGGGGAACAGCTCAATGGCCAACTCGCGGTCAAAGTCCTTTTTCAACCGCGCTACAAAAGCGTCCAGCAGCTGCTCGGTTTGTGTTTTTGCCCTGGGCTGGCTCATCAGTAACGTTCCCAGTGGTCATTCGTGAATTGAGGGCGACGCGCCCGGACCCTGATCTCACCAGGCTCTGGCGCGGCTTGGCCGGTCGGCATACCCAGGGTCACTACGCCGTCGCGGATGCTTTCCAGCAGCTTAATGGTGTCCTTGCGGCTGTCCTTGACCGCATCTGGCACCATGCCTTCGGGCCGACGCTGATACAGCCAGTGCCGTGCCAGGTACACCGCCGCATCCCGCAACACCGTCGGCACCGGATCAAGGGGCAGGTTGTAGCGGCCACGTAGGTAACCGTCGACCAACTCCTCTGCCTGGCGTACGCCGTCCTCGATGACAGACTCGTTGGGGGTTTCAGCCGCCGGATCATCATTGGATAGCTGAATCAGCGTGCGCTCAGGAATGGCGTTGCTGACGTCAGTGCGAGTGCAGTAGCGCATAGGTCAGCCCAACTTCATCTCGACCAAGGCTTCAGGGAACAAGCACATGGCCAATGGGTTGCCCTGAGCTTCCAGGTCCCAGCCTTTACCCAACCGACGTGGCTCGGCCTTGCTGTAGAACGGTTGGCCGAGGGTGTTCACGGTCTCGTTGTAGTTGGCTGGTGCGTTAAACATGCGGAACACGCCACGGGCCAACGGGAAGACCTGGGCGATATCCGTTGGAATAAACCGTTGGCTACTGACCGTAACGTCGTATTCGATAAATTCGATGCCGCCGAACGTGAACCCAGAGCGCACATCACCACCGAGTCGATCCTGGGCTTCCTGATAATTGGCAAATGCGGCCTTGACCTTCTCATGGTCAATCAGTGCATCGAACCAATCCGGCCCGCACAACGCACGAAAACCGGTGACCATCACACCGCCGAGCTTCGACTCGGAATGGCGCTTGGCGTCGAGGCATGCCTTGCGCACGTTGGTGCTGGCATTGCTCAGGGCCACAGTCACTTTCTTCTGAGTGACTTCAAATTCCTTGTACAGGTCGAACATGGTTTCGCCGTCCGCATCCAGCAGCTTGCCGCGCAGCGCGCCGACACGTTGGAACTCGCGGGTGGCCTCAATGCTGTTTTTCAGCTCCTGCAGGTTGTCATTGATCACGGTCGCAACTGGCGCAGCAGCACCTTCCTGACCAAACGCGGCAACCCCTTGCAGTTGGCTTGGCAAAAGAGGCCGAGATATCGGCAGGTGCAGGGTTTCAAAGCTGCGGCGTTTGCGTTTACCTGCTTTCACCGGCGCAGGATCTTCATTACGTGACGTGTTGGGCACCAGGACCAGACGCCCCTCGCGCTCGTCGATCACTACGCTGGTGCTGTTGACGCCTTTCTCGTCGAACAAGCCCATGGCGCCGACTTTTCCCGGAATGGCCGGGAGTTTGTTGATGGCCGCCGTGAGGTTGGCAACGCTGAACATGTCTTGCAGATTCATGGAGTACTTCCTAGTCAAAGGGCCGCACGAGCCACAACGCCCAAGGCATTGAGTTCGTCCAGGGCGGTCGATTTTTGGGCTTCGGTAATGCCTTCCGGCCAAACCAATTCGGCGGTGGCAACAACAGCACCGCGAGCAATCGCGACACCTGTCGTGTCACCTGCCGTTGCGTCGATGTGTTCGCCAAGTACCGCAGCTGCCTTTTTTGCGGTACCGGTGCCTGCAAGGTCGAGCACCTGGAACTTGCCAGCCACCTTGGCCAGCACCTGGCCGAACGCGTAATTGACGCCCCCCAGCAAGGTGGCTTTTTCTTTGGTCCAGCCAGGAGCGACCTCTACCAGCAGCAAGTCGCCCAGGTCTTTGGGCTGATTGAACGTGGCCATGGGGCCTCCTATCGTTGAGCGCGGGCTTCAGCGTCTGCCAGCAAGGGGTTGGTGGATTGGTTGACGGTCTTTCCAACGCGAGTTTTGGTGGCCACTTCGGCGAAGCTGACGCCGCCCGCTAAGTCGTTGAAGATGGCTTTCAAGCCATTGCTCAACGGCTCACGTTCGTCCTCTTCACCGAACTCCAGTGGGGTCTCGCTGGAGTCGGCGTAGTCCAGCGCCGCGATCACCGCCGATGCATGAATGGGCTTCATGCCCGCTGCAACGAGCTGTTCGGCGTATTCAACGTTCGATGTGTGAATGGCAGCCTGGGCGGCGGCGCGGTCTGCTTTGTCGCGTTTGGTGATGACTGCTTGCAGGCGTTTGTTTTCCGCCTCCAGGGCGGCGCTGTCTTGCTCGGACATGTTGGTTACCTCAGTGGCGCGAGTGGGTTCGGAAAAGGCGGTTTGAAGGGGTTGATCTGGTTGGCGTGAAGTTTCGGCGAGGCTGTCGATTGCCCAGGATGGCGCGACCTGGTCGGCGGTTTCTTTGTCGAACTTGCCAATGAGCCACTCGCGAAAGCGGCGCCACAGATCAGAGCTGACTTCGTGCCCGTAGTCGCCGAACTCGACGACGCCTTGCTCACCGTCGGCCAGTTCGATGGGGCGCAACCCTTTTACCGATGGTGGTTGAGCGCCCAGGAAGCCAACGTGGCGTAGGTAGTACACGCCTGGCACAGGGTTGTTGGCAGCGTCGGGGTGGTAGAAAGACGCGGAAATTTTCTTGTAGCTGCCCTTGGCCACTTGCTCGGCAAAGTCAGCGTCCACCTGTGCAGGAACTGCGATCAGACCTTCCGGGGTCGCTGCGAGTGATTGAATCCAACCGGAAGCCGGGGCGTCGTGTTTCGGATGGCCGATAACCATCGGCGCTTCGTGCAGGGCCGGGTCATACGCACGCACGGTGGCAGCCAGATCCGACTCGCTGAAGTCGAAGCTGGCGCCGCTCATTGCGGTGTGTTTTCCGGGTTTGAAGATGTGCAGTGGTTTCATGACTGTGCGCTGCGTGGAGGTGATGCGCACAGCTTGGGCCAGTGGGTGGCCGAAGACTTTTAATCGGGTTTAAAGAGTGCTTGCTCTCTACTTGGACGTGCCAATAGAGGGTGAGATGATGAGTCGATCTTGCGGATGACACTGACAAACTAAAGGAAAGCTCAATGACTGTAGAAATGGAGGCTGTCTGCTTTGGATGCGTTGGAGATCGCTACCTACAGGCGCGCATCAAAAAAACGGGCGTCAGCGTCGAGTGCTCAATCTGTGGAAAGAAGCGAAAATCTATTGATCTGGAAGTACTCGTAGACGAAATATCGCGAATTCTTGAACAAAATATCAAAGTAGGAGAAGAAGAAAGGATCTGGGATCAGGACCGGGATCGCGTTAACCACTATGAGCAAAAGGGAGACACACTGGACTTCTACATAGGTGAGGTTCTTCAGCTCGACAATGTGGCTCCGCTTGTAGAAAGGGTGCAGGACAAACTGTTGAGCATTTTTCCTGAAGATGCTGGTTTTTTTGATTCCGAGCTTTTTCAACGAAAGAAACTGGCGCCACTATCGGCTGAGCGTAGCTGGAATGAGTTCCGTACAGGAGTCATGCACAAAAGTCGGTTCTTTAACCTGGAGGCGAAGACGTTTTTGCGTTGGCTGTTCAAAGGGCTTGAAGATTTCAAAGCAATTGGCAAACACAAAAACGAGGTCATCCGGGTTTTAGATCCTTCCGACAACCACATTATTTTTCGTGCTCGCGACTGCACATTGCCAAAAGACAGATCGGACGTTCTGTCAGACCCTATTAATCAACTGGGAACCCCACCAAAAGAATTTGCCAGCGATGGACGAATGAGCCCTAGAGGAGTACCCGTCTTTTATGGTGCGCTAGGTACGAGAGAGACCTGCATTGCAGAACTCAGACCGCCTGCAGGCGGCGTAGTCATCAGTGGTGAGTTTAAACTCACAAAATTCGTTCGAGTGTTGGACTTCAAAGCTCTTGAGGACGCTTATGAGCAGAAAGCTCTCAGTTTTTTCGACCCAGAGTACCGTCGAAAAATTGAACGTAGACAGTTTTTAAAAGGTTTTCACAGCATTATCAGCCAACCTGTAGTTCCAAAGCAGGAGCATGAGTATCTTCAAACGCAGGTGATCGCTGAGTACCTAGCCACCCAACATTTTCCCCGTATTGATGGCGTGATCTTTTCATCGGCCCAACACGAAGGCGGTCTCAATCTTGTGTTGTTCTCCCATGTGCTCTCGACTGAGCCACTCCCGCCAGTTGAGGATGAACACGGCTTTTACCCAATGGAAGAGGTTTATGCGACACCGAGCATTGAGTTCGTTCCCGAGTCGTTACTGGTGCATTACATCAAACCGAGCAAATACAGCTGGAGTGATACCAGGGTTATCGACGGGCAGCTTGAAACAGACATCGACGACTATTACGAGTGGGATTACTAACTGCTGTTGAGCCTCTTGCATCTTTAGCGGACTCGCAGCTTTATAAAGCGTTTATGGCGGTTTTACTGGCAAGACCTACACCATAGACGCCTCAAGGCACGCACAAGCTCCAGAAGCGTTCACAGCTGCGTGGCGTTTTGGATGTAATTCAACGCCAACTCCAAAATCATTTGCTCTGCCTCGGGCTGCAATCGCCCCTCAGTGTCCATCGGAAGAAACGGTCTTCCAGGAATATCACCCCACAGATGTGGGAAGGCCGATTTGCTACCTCCGAAATGCATCATGGCGGCATAAGTCTTGTTGCTACCAACCAGCGCCGAACTGTCATCTGCATGACTGGTGACCGACGCAGCCAAGCCTGCCGAACTTATCTGCAGGATCTGCCCAGGCCAATTGCCTGACTTCGCACGCCGCTCAGTGGTGGTATCCGAAAGGTCCTTCCAGTCGGGCCGGCCCTCTTCCGCAAAGTTCTCCTCAGTCTGGCTAACCAATTCAGCGGCGATGCCGCGCATCAGCGGCGCGACATCCCCCACGGCCCACTCAACTCGGCGTAGGGCGGCCTGCAGACGTTCGTGATCCAATTCAACAGTGATCATTTCAAATCCCCTACGCAGCTGTTTGCTTGCGTTTCAGCATGTCAGCGAGGCCAGCACCTGGCGCATGATTGAACCCTGGGTCCGTACGGAAGGTAATTGCCTTGCCTGCTGCATCTGTGGTGCGTAAACCCGTAACCTCGGCTGTGCGTATCTCGCCAGTTCGTTTATCCGTGCCTGTTTCAACCGTTTCGGTGAACATACGGCCCTCACTTGAAACGATCCTCAGACCACGACGCTTCACCGCCGCCTCCGTAAGCGCAACGACACGACAGCGGCAGTTGAAACCATTCGGTGGAAAGATCGCCGCCCAGATCGGATCATCGTGACGGAACACCTGACCATGTAACGCTCGATGGCTGGGTCTTGTTTTGCCATCCAGAATGGCGACGTACATCCAATACGGATGGGTGTCCGTGGTTTCTTCCATATCGGCCTTACGGCCAGCCATGTAGGCGCTCTGCAGATTGGTCTGGTAGATCGTTCGAAGCCTGCGCGGACTACCGAGCTGCACCAGCTCACCCACGCCTTGGCTATCAACGATTACCTGCTGGCCCCACCAACCTTGAGATTCCAGCGTTGGTTGCAGTGCGGCAATGAACTGTTTAAGCGTTTGCCCATCTTGGAGCGCCTTCTCCAGTGCGCCACGAATATCGGACAGCAGATCGAGACGCATGGCCTTGGCCACAGTGAAGGCCTGGTCATGTGCCTGATCGAGCATTTCCTGCCAGTTCCAAGTGATCGCATACCCTTTGGACTTCAGGTACTCCATAGCCTTTTCTGGCTCCAGGCCGAAAATGGCCTTGAGGTCAGCCGGGTTCACTGGTTTTGCGGCGCTGGCCATGTCAGTTCTCCCGGTCGGCGCTGGCGCTCAAACGGCCCCAGGTGTCCGCGATGAACATCAAGCGTGCCAGCGTCTGCTCAAGGGCTTGGGTATCCATCTGGGGATAAACCTCGGCCAACAGCCCGAGCGCTTCGCTGTCGGCACGGCCACGTTGCAGTGCTTCAATCAGCGGCGCTATCGCCCGTTCGCTTTGCTCCTGGAGCAACGACGCAGGCAGACCGTTTATGGCCTGGTCGAGTGCAACTTGGTCAAGGATCGGTTTGAGCGTGGATTCAGCGAACTCTGGGCCGATATCGGAAGGCGTCGTTTCAACGATATCGCCGTCCTGCAGGTTGTAGGTGCGTTTGAAGTATTGCGAGGTGAAGGTGACGCCTGACTCGCTGAGGCTTTTGTCTCGCTCAGCCAGTACTTTATCAATCTCTTCCTGCTCCCACAGCTCGTAAACGGGAGCGATCACCTGTTCGCCAAAGTTAATATCAACGATGCGTCGAATCACAGCATTCAGTGATGCGGCAACAATTCCGGCATCGCCGTCACGAATATCCTTAGTGACCTCAGCCCCCGCCGTAGCGCTTGCACGGGTGCTGTCTTTCTCTGTGGTCTGGTTTTGTCCAAGCATGGCCACGTTGATTTCACTGCGGCAATATTCCAATAGCTCGCGGTAAACCTCAGCGCTGCCAGCCTTGCCAGCGGCTTCAATGATCTGCACGCTGGAGTCATCAGGGATCGCCGCGACGGCGTCCTGCACCATGGCCTCCAAGCTATCGAGAAGCAGATCGGTCTCGCCGTCAGTGGCACCACGCGGGTGTTTTCCGATAACCCATGGGCTGCCGTACTTCTCGGTGAACTGCACCCAGAACTTCAACCCTCCCTTCATAAAAGTCGCGGGCCAGAAGCACATGCTGAGGTCAGGGAAGCCATACGGGTTCGCATAGGTAGCGTCCTGGCGGGCAACGATAAACCGCTGCGGGTCGCACAACTCGCCGTCCTGGCCTGCTTCTTTGGATCGAAAGCGCAGTTCGTTGTCCTTGTCATAGAAGAACCATTCGGCAGGTTTGCCGAGCAGGTCTTCCGGTACTAGGTTCATACCCAATGGCCGCCACATTAGTTCGACGGGCTGGTATCCAAACAGCGGTGCGTCGAGCAGTTCGCGGATGATGCGGTCAAGATCCAGATCCGTCAGCCAGTCGCGGATGAAGCGCTCAACCTTGATGGGCGCAGCGCCGCGTTTGATCCCGCGTTCCAGTGAAAGTACCGATGCTTTGCGGCGGCGGATATTGCCCCCAACCAAAGCCGAGCTACGCAAGTCACGATAGACCGTAATGTCCTTGCCCTGAGCCTTGAGGATCGGGTCAGGGTTTGGCAGGTTGGCGCCGCTAAAGCTGCCCGCGTCGGATCGGCCACGAGTGGCGATATGTTGATTGAGCGTCGAGCTGCGCTTGGCTTCGGCAAAGCTGACAAATTCGGTGGGGCTGACCCACAAGCCTCTCTTGTTCATGCGAACCCCTGGGTGATGCGTTTGCCCTGACGGCGGCGACGTGATTTGACGGAGACCGGGCCGGAGGTGACTTCCAGCGTGGCAAAGTTGGCGAGCGCGCCCGCGCCCGCGAAGTCGCCGTGGCGGTACAGGTCCGGGTCTTTTAGATCTTGGGAGCGAGCTTTGACGATCATAGGAATACCGTCCACTTGCTCGATGGCGCGCACGTCCTGGTGCAGGTTGTCGTCCTGGGGCATGGTGATGGTGTTGTCCTCAAACAGGCCGACGAACTTCGGCATCCAGGCGCCGTACCAGGCTCGACTGATTTTCACTTGTTTGATCAGGTTGTGGCCGAACTCGTCGGCGGTCTCTTCGGCGAGCGTTTCACCGTTACCCGACGCATCGAGCGCCGCGCCGCTGAAGCGGGGTAATCCGCGCAGGGTGTAGAACAACACGAGTTTTTGCTGACGCGCGGGGACACGATGCATCTCGATGACAAAGGGCACGTCTCGGTGGCGTGACTGGTCGACTGACATCGGGCAGGCAATGGAGAAGTCGCGATGGCGGGCGTAGTCCATGCCCAGGTAGTGGCGCAGATCGAGTGGGAGCTGCTTTACCAATGGAGCCAAGTACCGCTCTATCCAGTCCTCAACATAGGCGTCGCGCCGTTGGACAGATTGCTGGGTGAAGTCGTCCGGCAGAGCCAGGCGCAGTACTTCTCGGCCCGCTCGCATAGCGTCGTCGATCCACACGCCAGGAATACAAACACCGTTGCCGTCCCGTGGGATCGCGTCCAGCTCTTCGCGCATCTGTGCTTTGCGCGGGCCATAGGCATTGCGGATCTTCTTGTACCAGGCTTCCTTGCCTTCCGCTGTGGCCGGTTTCCCGGCCATGAAGCACACACGTTCGTACAAACCGTTGGCCACCGCGTCATCAAACGTTGCCCGAAACACCTCAGCACTGTCCCCATAACGCTTGTCCTGGATGTCGTTGACCATCTGATTGAAAGGGTTGGATTTGCCGTTGTGGGTACTGATGATGACGATACGACCGCCCCAGATCAGCAAGGCAGTAGCGGCATCCAGCACAGCGGACACGTCACGGTGAAACGCTGCTTCGTCGATGATCACTTTGCCCTGCAAGCCACGGACACCGGCGGGGTTACTCGAAAGTGCAACGATCTTAAAACCTGACGCATAGCGAATACGGTAAGCGTTGATTTTACGGGTGTTGCCTTCGTCGTCCTGGTCATCGAACAGGAACTCCTCAATCTGACTCACTCCTGAGGTTTGAGCTTCTGCGATCACTCGGCTGAACTTGGCGCAGTAACCGATGAACTCCAGGCCTTTTTCCTTGGTGTCGCCGATGTAGAAGCAATCCATGCCACCGGCCACATTTTGAGATGCGGCAGTGATCACTGAATCCAACGCTTCAGCAAAGGTGATGCCTGTACGACGTCCTTTTTCACAGAGTTTTATCTGAGCGTCCAATGCCAACCAGGCAGACTGGTGGGCCATCAGGATGCCTTCTGCCAAAGGGTTATAGCCCTCGGGGATCTGGCGAACGCTGGGGGGCAACTCGTCCCATTCGATGACGCGGACGGTGCTAGACGATGGTTTCATTGCCTCACGCCCAAGAATTTCTGACGCCAGAACATGGCCTGATCTTCGGTCATGCCTTTGGCTTTCACAGCGCTGTCCAGCTCAGCCGCTTGTTCCTGGAGCAGGCGTTCGCGGGCCACTTTTTCGATGACCTGGCGTTCTTTCACGCTCATTGTCCGCGCCTCCATGGTGGCCTTGGCGGCACGGGCCAAGGCGGAGACTTCGGCGATGGTGACCTCGTCCTTTTCATGGGCACCCATCGCCGCCTGGTAAGTCAGGGTCGAAATCGCCTCGACCAGCAACACGCCGGTTTTATCCGATGCATCCTCGCCAAAGGCACCGACAAAAGCTTCGGCCATCTCCCGCTGCTGGCGGACCTTGTCGGTGAGTTCGTCGAAGCCCAACTTGAAGCGGCCCAAGGCGCTACGACTGGGGGCTTTCTCGCTGGGAAATCGCCTCTGAATATCGGCCAGCATGTCATCCAGTGTCATGCGATCTTCGCGCAGCAGTTTCTGGATGTGCGCCTTGACCAAGGGCGGCAGACGACTGATGGAGGACTTGCCCGCCATGGTTACGCTCCTGGCCGCTTGATACCGGGCACGCGAGCGCGTCCTGCAGCAATGTCCTGCCCCCGCTCGGAGAGCGTGGCCACCATCACCGGACCGACATCCTGAAGGCTTAACGCCCCTTGCTCGGCCAGCCAGTGCAGCTCAGTTTTGACTTGGTCGCGGCTGAGAGAGTGTCCGTAGCTATCAAGGGCCATGGTCAGCACGGAGCTGTTGGCACGGTAAGCGGTCATTTCCACGAGCAAGCGCAGCAACACTAAGCGGACATCCTGGCGGATGAAGTCGGAGTATGGAGTCATGTCTTTTCTCTCAGCAGGTAATCATTGATCCGGTCCAGCGAACGGGCTAAAGGGCCGAGCGCATCTTTCATTCCAGAAAGTTCGGCCCGCACCGCCTTCATATCTCCCAGCAGGTCGGTAACAGCAGTTTGGTCAGGCAAGTGCCGGACATGTTCTTCCAGGGCGACAATCCTGGTACGCAGCACAAGCAGCTCCTGTGTACTGGCCGCCTGGCGATTGGTGAGCCAGGTGTAAATGCCGATCACCGTGAGGACTACCCACTGCATGGCGGTGAAGCTGAAGTTCAGTTGTTCCAGGTTCATCGAAAACCCCGTCTGTTCATGTGTTGTAAAGCGCCTTCGCAGTCGCTGCAGTGTTCGGTGCCTGGTTCGTTCTGGCGGCGGTCCTCCGGGATCGCATCGCCACATGCGTCACAGCGGTAGGCTGAAGGCCCGGATCGGCGTTGCAGCCCACAGGCGTAGATTCGTGCTTCCGACTCATCGTCGTCCTGCTCTGTAGCGTGTTCGGCTACATCCATAGAGCGTCAGTCCTTTTTCTGTAGATCCAGCAAGCCGTTGAGTTGGGCAAGGTTGTTGCGAGCCCACACGCCGTAGTCCTGGGCGTGGGCAAGGATGTCTGCGGGAGTGACGCCGCTTTCCAATAGTTCGGCGTCAGTGCCGGGGGCTGCCCAGGGCGCTTGCGCAGATTGGGTGGCAGTGGCGCCTGCTCTTGGGGCAGGCACACCGAGGGCGGTGTTGTAGTCGCGCAGCCAGCCAGCAGTGAACACGCAACGAGGGATAGGCTGAGCAGCTGCGCCAGGCGCAGGGCGGTATTGGGTCGTGACATGGGGGATGCGCTCCTGGAGCAGTTGTTTTTCTTTCGCGTACTGATCCATCAGGTTGAACAGCAGTGACTCACTTTCGCTGGCTCGGGCGACCTGCTGCAGCAGCTGCAGGCGGTTGGCGCTTTCTGCTTCCAGGGCTTGCTCCGCGTGCTTGGATTTGAGGTCTGACAAAGCAGTGGCGCCCAAGGACTGGGCGTAACGAAAGCCGAAGCCATAGGCGATTGAACCGGCAGCCGAGGCGCTTAGCAGGCAGGTGAGCCCGACAGCAGCGAGCCGAGCCGGTAAAGGCCAAACCAACTGCTCAAGCGCGCCCATGATGATGCCTCTGGCGGTTGCGTGATTTACGTGCACGACGTTTGGCCGCGACGATGCCGGTCTTGCCGTGCCGATACGACGGGGTGACGGACGCCCTGGTCCAACTGCCGACTGCGGAACTGGATAAGGGCCAGCGAGGCGCCCAGGCGAAACCAGCAAGCAGCGCTGAAAAGAGCCGACCAAACAGGTTCAGTTTCATGATGACGCCCCCTGATCAGGGCCTTGCTTGATCAGGCGAGCGACGAAACCTACCAACGCCAAAGCGCTGTTGAGGGCGGCATAAGCACGAGGCGAAAGCTGGGCCTGCCACATAGGCAGCAACTCAAGCTGAGCGAACCCCAGCAGCGCGATCAGGATGGTGATCTGGACACTGTAGAGCCGATAGCAGCAACGCCAGTCGCAGATGGGTTTCATGCCGCCACCCCATGCTTCGCCCCGCGCTCAATGCCTGCGAGTGCCAGCCCATCGGCAATGATTGCATCGCCATACCATTGACCGCCTGGCAATGGCCCAGGGCCGTTTTCATGGCGAACAATGGCGGTTACTAGGTTGCGCATCACTTCAAAGTCATACACGTCCACTTTGTCATGGTCAGGGTGAAGCCCAAGGGCACGGGCCACGGTGGCGGTGTAAGCGTTGGTGTTGTTCTCGGACGGTGGTGCCCAGCGTTCAATGAACTCGCGCACGGTGTCGATGCGGCTCCCGTCAGCTGCGAGGCGTTTGTCCTGGTAGGTGATCAAAACGCGGGCGATCGCACGGATACCCCAGCGCGGGGCTGTGAACTGCACGAAGGCTGTATCGCCCTGGGCGACGGCCATGCCTTGCCAGCGCACGCCCTTGGCATGGCGGATATTGCCGGGGTTGGAGTTGCGGATACCGCGAGGGGTTTCGGGTCGCATGGGACGCCTCCTGTAAAGGCGCCGTAGGTTTCAGGCGCCAGAAATACACACGCCGCCATGATCGGCGGCGTGGTACAGGAAGGCTTTTAATCGGGTTTAAAGAGATGTTAACCAAGCAGCGCAACTAAGCCGGATGTCGCAGCACCCAGTACCGCAGATGTTGTCGGGTTTTCAAGAAACGTACGCAACAGTCCTTTAGCATGCTCTTTTTCTGAAGGCGTCGCCTGCGCTGTATTGATGCCGTGTACCAAGGTTTCTACTGCGCTTCGGATATTCTGGATGTTGTTATCACCAATCTGAACGTTGTTGGCACCATGAAAGTTATAGATAGGATTTGAAATCTTTGGTTCTTTTGGCTTAGCGCTGCCTCTGAGGTAAGAAATCAGCCAGCTTCCCTCCTCTATACCAGACACATATTTGACGTCTTTGATTGTGAAACTTACTTCCTTTCCATTCGGAAGGGGCTGAATAAGGGTGTCACCTTCTTTGGCATCCAGAGTTTGATCAAATGTACGGATCTGGTCGCCATTTGTGAATCGAGTATTGAAAGGGCCAGTTCGCTTGCCATTTTCATCAATTACGTAGCATTTATCAGTCATCAGGTCATCGAACATTCTTTGCAACGCTCCTTTCTAATTAGTGATTCCATCAACCCATGCAATGCGACGGCTTGGGCTTTTCGACTACTTCCTTTGTTTCGGGATCAACGGTAAAAACAGTGAGGCACTCTCGGTCCCCGCCAGTTTTTTCCTTTAGATCAGTATCGCGCCCTGCATTTACCTTCGCTGAAGACTCAGGATTGGCAGATCGAAGGCAGTCATCTCGTTTTTCATGAAACTCATCAAGAGCGCCTTTGATTGCCCCCGTTTTTTTTTCGACACCTCCGTGGTGGGCCGCAGCCACTTGCGCACTCCACCAAGTGCGGGAAGCGTTACTCGCCACAAAGCAGCTTCCTAGCGGTTCAAAGGCAGTGTTGCCGAACTGTTTTTTGGCTGAGTCCACCATCGATGAAATGTACTGACTGTGAGCGCCAACGGCAGTTAGATCACCACCTTTCAATATAGCGGCACCATCGCTCATAGCTTTGCTCAAGGCACTCATTTGCTTGGTCGCATGCTCAAACGATTCTGGGCTCGCCCCTTTGAAAGGCTCTGCATGAGCAGTGACAGCCATCGCCAATACCAACACGCTTAGAAATGTTTTCAACAGTCATGCTCCCTGCACGAATTACCTAATGGCTTTCGACCAGATTCGGAAGCCTTTCTTAAAACCAAATCCCCCCAACCAGTACACCAAAACAAAACAAAGCGGCAGCGCTTTGTTTATGCAGAACTAGAAACTCCCTGATAGAAATTTCCTTGGGCACGATTGGAGCTACCTCAGCTTGCCTCATCGGTTGAAAGTGTTGAACAAATTCTAATGTTTGTTGAAGCTGTGATTTCTGAAGGTTATTCAGTTGAGTGCGGCCGAAGCTCAATTCACAAAAATTGTTCATTTCGGCCTTCGCGTCCTTCTCCGCAACTACCCGTAGGACCTTGCCTACCAAGCGACGTTTGTCAGCCTCTTCTTGCAAAAACTCCAACCTTGTTCTGATCACATTCCGTGCATCAAAAAATTGCTCGGCAGTGATTTCGCTTATCGTGGTAACTCCGAGTTGAGCATGAACGGTACGCCAAACGTCCCGAGGGTCATCGCCCAGCTCTTCGCATTTTGCTCGTAGTTCGTGAAGTTCTTTGCGCTGGGCTGTTACCAAACCTCGGGATTCAGCTTTGTTCGCGTCAGCAAGGCTGATGCTGATTCCGAAATTGTTGATATCTCCCTCGGCGGCTTGGCCGACACCTCCCTGGAAATTTTGCCCCATGTCACTTCTTCCCTTTGCTTCCACCAACGTTGAGGGTCAGACCCGACTGGTTTACCGATCCGTGGATGTATTGGCCCACAGTTTGAAATGTTTGTTGCGCGTTTGTAGAAGGCTGAGCGCCAAGTAGTACGCGAAGAGCCTCGTCCTGACGTTCTTCAGAGCTGCGTCGAAATTGATCAAGAAATAGGCGTTCTCTGGTTGAGGGAGGGATTGACCCACGCAACCCAGTCAGGACGTATTGAACGTCAGCCCCCTCCAAAGCAAAGGCTTCCAGGGCCTCCATGCCTGGCGACACCGACCCCGACTCGTATCGACTCCAAGTCTCTCTCGTTACGCCCGCAACTGCTCCTGCTGCAGCCTGAGTCAGTTTTAGCCGCTTGCGCTCTTCTTTCAGCCGCAAAAAAGGTGATGTATCCGTCACAAATAGTCCTTGACTATGTGATCTATAGATCACAAAATCATCCACACAAACACTAATCATCTTTGCATCACAGGAGCCACCACCATGGCCACCCATGCCAAAGCCCTATCCGCCGACCAGGTGAAAGAAAACTTCCGTCGGGTTGGCAAAACCATCACTGAATGGGCTACCGAGAACGGCTACACCCGTAATGAGGTGTACCGCGTACTCAATGGCCAAGCCAAAGCCCATTACGGCAAGGCTCACGATATTGCGGTGAAACTTGGGCTTAAACCTTCATCGGCGTTGGCAGCGTAATGGCTGTCGTGCAGATGGGTATCGACCGCTTCGGCTTCCGGCTTGCCGCGTTGTCGATTGGCGAGCCACGCGGGCTTCAGCCAATTGATCGCACAGCCAGCCAAGCGTCTTCGTTGCTTCAGCCTCAATTGACTGGCCTGGCCAACAAATCGGCCTCAGCGCCTTTTCAAGGCAATCAGCCGTCACAAGACCTTCAACTTCAAGAACTGCCGCAAGGCGTAACCAGCCCTGCGCCAAAGCATTTATTTGCGCTTCAAGCGCCTCAATACGGTCGGTCATAGCCATGTCTCAGTTTGCGAATGTACCGCAAAACTTTGCAGCTGGCGCAACCCGTTTGGCTAGTTGCAAAAAATCCATTTGTTTGGAAGGCCGTCTGCAGGAGGGTTTCCAATGAATCGCCGCCGCTGGAAAAACGTTCGTCCTACATCGCTGCGCCACGCTCTAGAGCTGTGCAAGGACTTTGCAATCGATGCTCACAATAAAAGCGTGCAGCGGATCGCTGATGAGATGGGCCTCCCTGATCATTGGGCACTTTATAAATGGTTACAAACTGGCCGCATGCCCGCCAACTTAATTCGCCCCTATGAGCGTGTTTGTAACTGCGATTTCGTCACTCGCTGGATCGCGGCAAGTGCAGGGCGACTGACTATAGAAATGCCCACCGGGCGTAACTGCACCGCCCAGGACACACAGGTCCTACAGGAACTGCTGACGACCGCCGCAGGAAAGCTGTTGGCTTTCTACGCCAAGAACAGCGAAGCCGACGAGACCTTGGCCGCAATTCAGGCAGCTATGGAAGGACTTGCCTGGCACCGGGGTAACGTCAGCCAATCCCAACACCCACAACTTGAACTGGAGGGGCAGTCATGAGCCGCACCGCCTCAGGAGCCGCTCGCGTGCTGGGCGTGCTGAAAGCATTGAAGGGGCACACCGTTACCGGCCTCAGCAATACCGAGTTGGCCCAGTTGACCAAGGACAGCCCGAGCAACATCACTCGTGCGATGCAGACCCTGATTGAAGAAGGGTTGGCTGTGAAGCTGGACAACGGACGGTTTGCCCATTCGGTGGCAATGCTGCAGATCGCCCAGGCACACGCCGAACACATGGCGCGGCTGACCCAACGGATGCAAGAAATCAATCAGCGCATTGCCGCTGGCTCGATGAACTAAGGAGACAACCATGGCACGTGCAAAAGCCCAAATTACTGACCCAATTGAATTGCCTGCTTTGGATAGCGAAATGCTGACCGCCACTCAAAACTCGATGGCCACCGCAATGACCTCACATAGCGAAGAGCGGGATATCGTCAATCAGTTGCTCGGCCAGGCCCAAATGGCCGACTCCATAGGCAAGTTCACCGCGACGGTCGCGGTTTCCAAGATGGCCTACGTGAAAGAAAACAAGCTGTACCGGGGCTTAGCGGGAATGCACGACCGCGACGGTCGCGGTTTGAGCGGCACTTGGGAAGAGTTTTGCAGCCTGCTCGGCACTTCTGCACCCAAGGTAAACGAAGACATAAACAACCTGCGCCAGTTTGGCGAGGACGCCCTTGAGTCCATGTCCCGCATGGGTATCGGCTACCGCGAAATGCGTCAGTACCGGCGCCTGCCTGAAGACGCTCAAGCAGCCCTGATTGAAGTCGCCAAGACCGGTGACAAGGATGCCTTTGTTGACCTGGCAGAAGAGATAATTGCCAAACACGCCAAGGAGAAAGCCGAACTCGCCCAGCGCTTGGACGAGGTTAACGCCGACTACGACGCCCAGGGCGAAGTCATGGCGAAGAAAGCAAAAGAATTGGACAGCACCAAGCAGGAACTAGAGAAACACCGCAAACGCATCCAGACCGCAACACCGGACGAGGTCATCAAAGACCTGCGTACCGAGGTCGTCGCCCTTCAGTTTGAAGTGGAAGCCAAGATCCTAGGTGAGTTGCGCGAGGGTTTTTCCCGGATGGCGGAGCATGCCGCCGAAAACGGTCAAGACCACCGCGCGTACATGGCAGATCTGGTTCTCCAATTGGAAACAACCCTGGCCACAGTACGTAGCGAGTTCCATCTGCCTCAACACCGGGGCAGTGATCCTGTGTGGATGAGTCGGGCAGAGGCGTAACTCATGAATCCGGTACAGACCCAGCAACTGGCTCAGATCGCCCAACGGGCAGCCAATGCCCCGCACGGTCAGCGCACCGCTATCTACAAGGCTGGTGCAGCCGAGCTGGGTGTTTCCCTTCAAACGCTGCAGCGTAAGCTGAAGGAGGTCATGGTGAGTAAACCCCGTAAACGTCGCAGTGATGCAGGCAACAGCGCCTTACCCTTGGATGAGGCTCGCATGATTTCAGCCGTGTTGTTGGAGTCCATCCGAGCCAACAACAAACAGTTATCCACCATTGAGCGAGCTGTTGAACGCTTGCGCAGCAACAATTTGATCCTGGCAGGCCGTGTGGATGAAGTCTCGGGGGAGTTTCACCCACTGACTAATGGCGCCATCAGCCGCGCCTTACGCACCTACAGGCTGCACCCGGAGCAGTTGCTGCACGACGCCCCTGCGGTGTCACTTTCCAGTAAGCATCCCAATCACGTCTGGCAGGTCGATGCTTCCATCTCGACCCAGTTCTACCTGGCGGACGATGGCGCACGGGTGATGCTCAAGGCCGAGTTCTACGACGGCAAGCCTGGCAACTTGAAGAAGATTGAACGCCAACGACTATGGCGTTACGTGATCACCGACCACACCAGCGGCACTCTGTATGTCGAGTACGTCCTGGGAGCGGAGTCGGCTGAAAACCTGTGCAACGTGCTGATCAACGCCATGCAGAAACGTAGCGAGTCTGATCCATTCCATGGCGTTCCATGGATGCTGATGACTGACCCCGGTGCCGCCATGACCAGCGGGATCTTCCGCAACCTGTGCCGCGCCATGTCCATTGAGCTGATTATCAACCAGGTCGGTAACGCTCGGGCCAAGGGCCAGGTGGAACAGGCTCACAACATCGTCGAGCGCGAGTTTGAGAGTGCCCTGAAATTCCGAGCTGCCTGCAGCCTGGCGCAGATCAATGATTGGGCCGGGCAGTGGATGCGCTACTTCAACGCAACCTCCATTCACACCCGTACCCGCCGTAGCCGCTATGGCGTGTGGCAGATGATCAAGCAGGACGAGTTGCGCCTGGCGCCCAGCGTTGAAGTCTGCCGGGAACTGGCTGTCAGCACGCCGGAGCAGCGCAAGGTCAGCAACCTGTTGCGGGTGTCATTCCGAGGCGATCAGTTCGATGTCAGCTCGGTACCAGAGGTCATGGTTGGCGACAAGCTGTTGATCACCCGCAACTGCTGGCGCGATAAGGACTCAGCTGTTGTCGTGTTGATCGGCGCCGATGGTCGCGAGCATTACCACGTCGTTGAGCGGATCGGCATGGACCAATTCGGCTTCGCTCAGACGTCGGCGACCATCGGGGAACAGTACAAGCGTCATGCCGAAACCCCGGCGCAGACATCGCGCAAGCTGCTGGAGCAAATCGCTACCAGCACCACCAACGAGGCCGACGCCCAGGCTGCCCGCAAGGCCAAGGCCCTTCCTTTCGGTGGGCTCATCGACCCACACAAACACGTCACGGATACCGTGCTCCCGGCCTACCTGCCGCGTCGTGGCACGTCCCTGAAAGTCAACGTGCCGACCATTGAGCATGTACTGCTCTCGCACGTCGAGGCCGCGAAACTGCTGCGCCCGAGGATGGCTGAACTTTGGTCAGCCGAGACATTTAGCTGGTTGCAGGAGCAATACCCGGAGGGCATCGCCCAGGAGCAGCTCGACACCGTCGAGGCCGAGCTGAAACGACCTATAGAGGTCATGCGCAAACCGCTCAGCCTGGTTAGGGCGGCGGGTGGAGGTGAGTGATGTTGAAACTGAAGCACGTTTTACAGGGGGTGGGCCGACCTCAGTCGGCCCTGGCCGAGTCGCTGAAACTCAGCGGAGCCGCTATTGCACAGCTGCTGAACCACGGTCAATGGCCACGGAGCTTAGATAGCGCCGAGCTGCAAGGACGCATCCGTGTGTTCCTGGCCGAGTCCGGCGTCAACGATGCCGATATCGCCAACGCCTTTGAAGAAGTGGATCTGCCGTGCGCCAACACGACAGATCCGGCCCTTAAAAAAGAGCCGTCCGGGGAGGACGAACCTATGTTACTGCCAAAACAATCTCTGCTGCCATCTACCCGCAAGGCGTTCAGCCTGTTCCGCGACCCGTTTGATGAGCTTTCCTGCGCCCAGGACATGTGGGTCAGCCCGGATATTCGCTACGTTCGTGAGGTGATGTACCAAACTGCACGGCACGGTGGCTTTCTCGCGATTGAGGGCGAATCGGGTGCAGGCAAAAGCACCTTGCGCCGCGACCTAGTGAACCGGATCGCAGAAAACAACGACCCGGTGTTGATCATTGAGCCCTATGTATTGGCCTCGGAAGATAACGACACCAAGGGTAAATCGCTGAAAAGCACTCACATTGCCGAGGCAATGATGGCGGCGGTCTCGCCTTTGACTAAACCCAAGAACAGCCCCGAGGCGCGCTTTGCCCAGCTCCACAAGGTGTTGAAAGACTCTTTCGCCGCAGGCTACCGCCATTGCCTGGTAATCGAGGAGGCCCACAGCCTGCCGATCCCGACGCTCAAGCATTTCAAGCGCATTCTGGAGCTGGAGATGGGTTTCACCAAGCTGGTCAGTATCATCATGATCGGCCAGCCCGAGCTGAGCGTGAAGTTGAGCGAGCGCAACGCCGATGTGCGTGAGGTAGTGCAGCGGTGCGAGCGCGTCACGCTGCCGCCAATCGAAGGCGCACGCCTGGAAGAGTTCTTGAAGTTCCGCTTCGAGCGTGCCGGTAAATCGCTGGGCGAAGTAATCGACGCCGGGGGCATTCAGGCCATTGCAACGCGCCTGTCCCAACCTGATCGCCGTGGTGGCCGTGACGACACTGTTTCGCTGCTATATCCGCTGGCCATCGGCAACCTGATGGTTGCCGCGATGAACCTGGCCACCAACCTCGGTGTGCCGACAGTCACCGCCGATGTTGTGAAGGGGGTGTGAGATGGCCGCTCTGTATCTGGTTAGCGCACCAGTGGCTCCACGGTTCAGCATTCTTACTGAAGATTTTCCAGTGAAGCTTTCGGCATTCAACGAATTGACCCGCGATATCCGCAACGCCGGTATCGGGATTAAGCACCTGGTGGTGCTGGACAACAAAATCTTCATCCAACAGGGCAGCGTTGAGGTGTTCCTGCGCCGATTTGGGCATGAACTGCGTGGGGTTAGCTACTCGTCAGCTGGACGGTTTACGCGTAACACCGTGACGGTGCGGGGGGTGGATGTGGCCTGGTACTCCCTGGTGAAGGAGCAAGACCAATGAACCTGTCAGCTGAAATCAACATCCGGCGACCAGCATCTTCCGACGAGGAAAAAACCATGTCTGACAAACCGATTCCAGAAGGTTTTGTCCGCAACGCTGTCGGCCACTTGGTGCCGGTCGACCAGATACGCGAACAGGACAAACTGCGCGACCAGGTTGCCCGCGAACTGGCTGAAGCGGCGAAGGCGCTGAACCTGGCGCTGAAGACCTTCAAGCAAAAATCGCTCGGTGACGTAGCCGACCTGATCAGCATTGCCGGTGAACGTTACGGCGTCCAGATGGGGGGCAAGAAAGGCAACGTCACCATCGCGACCTACGACGGTCAGTTTAAGGTGCAGCGCTCGTATGCCGACCGACTGACGTTTACCGAGGAAATGGAAGTAGCCAAGGCCATGGTCTACGACTGCATTCGGGCGTGGAGCAAGGGAGCCGACGGCCACCTGCTGGCTATCGTCGAGCGGACGTTTAGTCCCAATCGTAACGGCCAGATCAAAACCACTGATGTCCTTGACCTACTGCGGCTGGAGATCGATGACTCCAACTGGAAGGCCGCTATGCAAGCGGTTAAAGACTCAATCATGGTCTCGGGAAGTTCCGTGTATATCCGCGTTTATGAGCGGATCGGCGACTCGGACAACTACAAGGCAATCCCACTCGACCTGGCGGTGGTGTGACATGACCAAAACATTGATCGAGTTTCAGGACCATCAGCAGGACTTCCTGGTGTGGACTGTCGATGAGTCTGGCATCGTCACTAGAAGCTGGCCTTACCATACCGACCTTTGGGCTGGGGTGAGGATTGTGAACCTGGCAAGCCTGAAGGTGGGCGGTATGGTTGAGTTTTTCCGGGATGGTGATACCCGTGACCAATCCATTAAGTACCCGATACGTTCGATACAACCGCTGGTACCAGCGGAGGTATCGGTACGTCAGGATGGTGATGGGTACGTCACCAGCACCGTGCGGGGCAAGCGCGTCTCTTGCACCCATGATTATGAATACCCAGTGAAACGCTTGGCTGAAAAGCTCTTTCCCGGACTATCCGCGAGCGTGGAGCGCCTGCCATGCACTCCGTTCGGGCGCTTGCATAGTAAATGGCGCATCACTCCCCTGGAGGTTGTGTGACATGGATAACAACCGCACGCTGGAAAAAATCAAGAAGTGCCTGGAGATGGCCAAGTCCAAAACCAGCAACCCCCATGAGGCTGAAACCGCTCTACGCCAAGCCCACAAGCTGATGGAGATGTACAACCTGGAGGTGGGTGATGTACTCGCCAGCATGGCGAGCGAGCATACAATCCTTGCTGGATCTGAGGGTTCTCCACCTGTTTGGCGTGTGCGCCTGGCCCAAGTCTGCGCAGATGCATTCGGCACCAGGTTCATCATTTCCAATCCTCGGTGGAGTGCAGCTCGCTTCATCTTTGTTGGCTGTTCAGCTGCACCTGAACTGGCCGGTTACGCGTACCAGGTGCTGGGACGACAACTGCAGAAAGCACGCCGTGACTTTCTGGACACTCAGAAGCGTTGCAAGCGCTCGACCAAAGTTGCCCGAGGTGACGCGTTCGCCAACGGTTGGCTAGATGCTGTCCACAGCAAGATCCAGGCTTTCGCGGGAGTTGAGGACAATATTGCGGAGGCGATCGAGGCTTTCATGCAGAAACATCACCCTGAGTTGGAGAGCGTCGAACTCAAGCGCCGCAAGGTCAAAGCACGCAATGAAGGCGCCAGTGAGGCCGGTTATGAGTCTGGCAAATCCGCTCAACTGCACCAGGCTGTGAATCACCAGCCTCGCGCACGCTTGACCATGGGGCTTTGAGATGACCACGACAAGCACAGGGAAACTTTCAGCCGGTGTACTGGAGTTCCTGGCGATCTGCGATCAGTGCCAGCGCCCCCGGAACACTGGTAACCACACAAAATGCAGCAAGGCTCGGCAACAGATTCACGCTGCCCGAAACCAGCAGAGCAATAGCGCACGTTCGACGCAGGGAGGTGCCCAGTGAAAGCCGCGCCTTCCAACCCGAACCGCCTGCGCTTGATCAAGCTGATCCATGTCGCCCGACGTGAGCTACGCATGGAAGATGACACCTATCGCCTGATGCTGGCTGGCATGAAGGGTTTGGACGGCGCAACGTCCACCGCTGATCTGAGCGTTCCAAACCTGCTCAGGGTTTTGGAACAGCTCAAGCTGAAGGGTTTCAAGGTTCGTCCAAACAAAGAGCAGAAGCGGCCGCTGGCCGACGACATTCAATCGAAGAAGATCCGATCACTGTGGTTGGAGCTGCACAGCCTGGGTGCGGTGCGTGACCCCTCCGAGGCGGCTCTGGCCAAGTTCGTACAGAGCATGACTCGTATCGAAGCGCTGCAGTGGCTGACCACGGCCCAGGCAAGCCGGGTCATTGAGAACCTGAAACAATGGATGGGGAGAGTCCAGCAATGAGTACATTACGCGGCAGTGATCTTTTGAGCGAAGCCGTCGAGCCTATTGCCAAAGTGATTCGCGAAACTCTAGGGGTCAGTCCCGAGCTGGCCGAAGCGACGAGCGTGGAAATCACCACGCTGTTCGCATTTTTGTGGGGGGGCCAGGTGGTATACGTCCCGAAGGGCGTTTTTATCCAAGCTTCGAAGCTCCACCAAAAAATCTACGATGACTTCACAGGACGGAATCACCACCAGGTGGCGACGAAGCACGGCGTCTCTGTTCAGCACGTATATACAGTGGTGAAACGTATGCGCCTGGCAATCATCGCCCGTGACCAGGGAGACTTATTCCCACCACCGGACGATGAGCATGCTTGA